GCTCCGTCTCCCGCAGTCCATCGATGTAATCATAATAGTTCTTCAGGTCGGATTCTCCGGTGGAGTTCATGCCAGCAGGCGAACGTCCAAATAACTTCGTCACCGGCGTCCTTGCGGCTCCGGCCACGTCCATCATGACACGGTCATAGACATCCGGAAGTCCGGTAAAGGTGTACTGGGTATTGTGGATCGCGTCCCCCTTGTTGATCATCCGGGTTCCGAAGTTGCTCTCCATCACGGACTGCGCCGCCAGTGTGTTCCAGAAGCGCCGCTGAATCTCTGCATTCGCAGACCCGAGTAACTGATCCAGTCCATCGGTCTCCTGGTAGTTGATATTCGCCCGGAATGTGAGTGCCGCAATGTTCCCGGCCACGTTGTCCCGGCGGGTCAGCTCCTCATAGATTGCTTCGACCTCCGACTCCCCCCAGTACTGTTCGGTCACCTGCTCCATCCATGGAAGCTCCCTGCCGATGAACCGGATCACCCGACTGTGGTGCACTCTCGCCACCATGGTCCCTGTTTCATCATTCCGGACCGTGTAGAACATCGGAAGCCCGAAGTCTGGATCTTCCGGATCCGTGACAAGCTCTCCTTCCGGGTACACTCCGTTCCAACGATCCAGAATATGAAGTCCAAGAAAGCTTCCCGGCATGATCGTGTCCAGGTTCAGCGGCTGGCTCATGTCATTGTGTCCCTTGATCAGGATCACGCCCACCGCGCCGCCATAGAGCCGTCCCCAGCACATTCCAAGGAGCAGCTTCTTCCGGATCTGTGTCCGGCGCTCTAACTGTGTCATCTGCTTCAGGTATTCCGGTGCCACACTGGTCCTCAAGTCGTACCATTTTCTCATCATGTCGTTCGGGATCGTTGAGATAATGTTCTGAATAATCCAGTTCTCCCGATACAGGCTTGTCAGAAGCTGATAGTTCTGCGTCATTCTGGTCATCGGGTACTCTGTTGCCTGGAGAAGATCCAGCGTTCCGAATCCGATCCTTGCCGCAGGATTAGAAAAGGCGTCCATCGTCATGACGGGCGCCCTCGAATCCATATTTTGTTTTGTAGCCGCCCTTGTCTGGCGTGATGTCCTTTTCTTTGACATTTAACTTCCTCCTATGCCCCGATCCGCCACTTTGGAAGGACCGTATAGCAATAATATCTTAACGCATCCGGGCCGTGATCCTTCTGCTTCACGGGCTTTTCCTCGCCCCGCTCTGCCGCCTTGTCGTCCCAGACGTAGGACCGCATCTCTCCGAGCAGTCCCTTGCAGTTTTCTTTGTTGATCCGGATGTTCCGCTTTGCCAAGAGCGATCCGACCACGCGGATCCCGTCCTCCACCTCGTTGTTCGCCGGTTTTACATACACGCCACGGCTGCGGAGCTCTGCAATAAAGGATGCTGCTGACGGGTCCACAACGACCATGCACTGATCTTCTGGCGTCGATCCCATGAACTCCTCCATATCGTCCGCGTACTGCGAATCCGTCCTCTGTGGGTTCCCGCTGCGTCTTGCTTCCTCTGACCGGCTGTCCCAACGGTACTCCCGATCAACCCACAGCGTTTCCCCATCGTCCCACACCTCCAGAAATACGCAGGGGTTCGTGGTACCGTAGTCCACGGTGATCGTCTTGGCTGCCGTGCTCTTCAGGCCTGCCGGGCGTTCCGCGTTCGTGTACAGGTTCTCCTTCGTGAGCATTGTGTAGATCAGACCTTCCGCCACGGCCCACATGCCCTTGATATACCGCAGATAGAAAACCCCGGCGTACATTTCCCGGTATTTTGCCTTGACCTTTTCCGAAAGACTTAAGTTGTCATCCATCGTAAAGTGAAGGTACAGGAGCCTCTTTTTCTTCCGCTTATCGATCCACTCAAGCTTGAACCAGTGCATCGGTCCCGCCGGGTTGCAGTTAAACCACCAGGTCGCGCCCTCAACGGAGCAACGGCCCGTTGCCTGATTGACGAAGCTCTCCGGCATCAGGGCGACCTCATCAAAAAAGGCTCCCGCTGCCGTGATACCCTGTACCAGGTCCTGGGAACCTTCGTCCTTGCCTCCGAAGATATAAAAATAATTGGTCTTGCCGTTTCTGGTGACTTCCAGCATGTTCGGAAATTCTCCGGAGATGTGGTAGATCCAGTGATACCCGCGGCTGGTCAGCATCAGCTTGAGGTTCTGCAGCACATTTCGCTTGAAGGAGCTGATCGTCTTCCCCGCCATGATGAAGTTCTGGCCGTCATACTTTGACATCGCCCACATCACATAGGACAGGCTCATGCTGACAGTCTTTCCGGAACGGATCGCTCCGTCCGCGATAATGCCGACTGCATCCTTTACCAGGCTCTTGTCCGCCCACCAGGTGAAGATCTGGCGTTGTTTCCTTGAAAATGCCTGAAACTTAAATATCGGTCGTTTCTTCTTCATCATCTCCGTCTTCTCCTTCCATTGCTCCCGGATCCCAGTCATCCGTAGCGGATTCGTTCAATGCATCCAGGAATCCGTCGTCCTCCGACTCTTCCTCCACATCGGTTCCCAGCTTCGACTTGGTCGCTGCCATGCGGAGCTGCTGCTCTTCCAGATCGGTATCCGACTTGGAGGTCTGCCCCAGAACATCCTTGATCGCCACATACGCTTTCACGTTCCCCGCCAAGGCCTCTTTGATCATCGCCATGTTGACCGCTGATTCCAGGGTGGAGTCCAGCCCCATTGCCTTCAGGATAGGCGTCCATTCCGTGCTATCTATTTCTGTCGTGAGAAGGGCGTTGAGTGTCCTCCGGAAGTCTGCTTTCCTGCGCCTGGCTTCCCCGGATGCCTTGCCGCCCGCTCTCCCACGTTCTCTTGCTTCGCTCTTGGTTCGTACAGGTTTTAAGTTTTCATTGTTGGCCACTCCCCTCCCCTTCCAATCTGTCTGATTTTGAGTAAAAGAAAAGAGCCACGCGGTGGTGGCTCCCTTCTATTGAATCAACTTACAAGTTCAGCTGGATCTTGATTTACTATTTCGCAATTCCATTCATCGCTTCCATCCTCTTTTACTCCAAATAAATAATGCACTTTCATATCAAATTTCTGTCTATACTTATTTCCAAACATATCTACAAAGCTGAAATTACAAGTAATTGTTTTTTGCCATCCTATTTCTCGATCATAATTATCAACGATGCTAAATTTCTTGCGAATATTTTTCTCATCTTTATTGGGAATAGTTCCTATCTTCTCTTCTCCAAGGTATACTATTTCATCACATTGGCAATTTTCTAGAATTACTTTTTGCGCAGGTCCTAAACCTATATTACAGACCTGCAATTCTATCTCTAATTGAAAACTAAAATCTCCTTTTTCTGAAGACTTTATATTTCCTAACGTCTTTTTGGACTCCTCACTTAGCCTGTAATTTTTACAATTTATATTGAGAACTTCGTAATCCAATACAGGTATTATCTGCAAGCGATGCTCTTCTTTTCTTGTTTTTTCCGAATCCTTAATAGTCCAGAAGAAAACTATAACTGTAATTATTCCTCCGCTTACACCTCCGAAATAATTTCCCCAAAAACCAATCCAATCACTATCTTCTTTAACAGATGCTAAAAAAGTACATATGTCACTCAATATTGGTATTGAGGTGTCAATCGGTGTTATTAAACGAATCGTTAAGCATGGAAAAATTATTGCTATTATTAGCAACAATATCATTCCTAACCCAAAATGCATATTCTTTAATTTGTTTAAAAGACATTTAGCACATTTCATAGTTTTCCCCCTCTCAGTGTTGTCTTATTATACACATGAATATATTCGGTTTGCAAGCAAGAAGTCGAAAAAGAAAAGCACCCATCTCTCGACAGGCGCTTTTCATGGGGGATATTATGAAATTAAAGCAAAGTACCGTTTCTCAAACCTGCGGCTCATGCCTCATCCGAGAAGATTCTTTGCTACCTGGAATGTCTGGGTGGAGATCCCGAAACCAGGCAAATTGCGGAGACTGGATTTGAACCAGTGACCTTCGGGGTATGAACCCGACGAGCTTCCAGGCTGCTCTACTCCGCGAACCAGGACGGAAGGCCTTGCACCCTCGACACGCTGATTAAGTATCAGCTGCTCTGCTTACTGAGCTACGCCCTGATAA